ATGACTGCTCAGTTCAAACTCGACCCCGCTGCCACCTACGACGTCCGCGCCTCCGACCAGCGCAACCCGGTATGGCGCATCCAGAATCGCAGGGTCTACGCCTACCTCGAACACGATCCACGCCGCGACTGGAGCGGCGACATCGGCATCCTCGTCCTCTCCGCCCCCCAACGCCTGGTCGATCATGACGGCCACGACATGGCCTATATAGACGGCCCCAAAGTGCGCTGCGTGGATGGCAGGAAATTCGGCCTGTACAAGGTCAAGGCCTGACTCCTTTTGCGGAATGACGGAAACAAAAAAGCCCGATCCGGATGGATCGGGCTTTTTTGGGTCTGCGGTGCCGAAAACAGGAACCTAATATACTCAGATTTACCCGTGAAAATAAGGAGATCTCCATAATTTTCACCCCGGAGTACTAACTAATGTACTTTAATTATTGACTTGCTCCCAAGTGCACCGAAAAGTCGTGGCGATTGACATCGGTAGCAGTCACGTACTCAGATTGGTCTCACAAACGACGTGGAGAAGATAGGGGCGTCCAGGGTCTTGCCGGAACTGGACACCTTACGCGGCCCGCGTGGGAAAATTGTCAACTCGCTCAGCTTGTTCCTCGACCAAGAAAAATAGAGATCTACGCTCGGTGAGCAGAATTTCCCACCAACGAGATTTGGTTCTAAGCCCGTCGGTGCCGTGCACTGGCGCAACCAGCTTTTGAAATGGGAAACATAAGATCAGCTTTTTTAACTCAGCCGCCCCATAGGAATAGATCCCGGTGTAGAATGCCCTGCTGATTTTGGAGCAGGACCTCGATGGAAGCTCAACCTATTTTGAAGTGGGCTGGCGGCAAGCGCTGGCTCGTAAGACAATCCCCGGAAATTTTCCCTGAAAAATTTGAAAAATACGTTGAGCCGTTTTTGGGTGGAGGGGCAGTTTTCTTTCATTTGATGCCAAAGCAAGCACTGCTTTCTGATCTAAATCGCGACCTAATTGAGATGTATCAGGCGATTAAGACTGATTGGGAGTCAGTGCTCACAAACCTGGTAGAGCATCAAAAACATCACTGCAAGGAGTACTACTACTCCCAAAGAGCCATCGTCCCTGAAAACATCTCAGAGCGCGCAGCTCGACTGCTCTACTTAAACCGGACTTGCTGGAACGGGCTGTATCGAGTAAACATGAAAGGCGGTTTCAATGTACCAATAGGAACGAAAAACACTGTAATACTTGAGACAGACGATTTCGAAAATCTCTCAACAGTTCTTTCTCGCGTAGACCTGCAAGTCTCAGACTTTGAAAAATCTATAGACTCCGCGCAGAAAGATGACTTTGTTTTCGTGGACCCTCCCTACACAGTAAAGCACAACATGAACGGCTTTATTCAGTACAATGAAAACCTCTTCAAATGGGAAGATCAGGTCAGACTGGCTAGCAGCGTTGAAAGAGCAGCAAATAGAGGAGCAAAAGTTTTGGTGCTCAACGCGCATCATGATTCTATTAAAGCCTTGTATCAGCAATTCGACATGATTACGCTTTCTAGAAGCAATGTTCTTTCGGGAAAAAGCGAGTTCAGAGGAAAGTTCCAAGAACTCGCAATTCGATGCTGGTAATTATATAAGCTTGGTCAAGCCCAACAAGTCCTTGTAGAGGGCAGACTCGCCACTTGTACCGGGCTTGTACCTCTCCGTATTGAAGTCACCATCATCTAGTTCCACCCGAGAGAAGATTTTTGCAAAGTCCTCCTGTTCAGGCTTATCCTTCCCAATTTTTATGTAGCAGTCCTTCAAGAAGCGCATTAAAGCCATAAATCCGTTAGTCTTAGAGAGCATTATTCCTTTATCTGTAGAGCTCCAAGCAACTGGCCACTTACTTGCCACCGCACTGAAATAATCCCAAATTATGTCGGTAAGTTCGTAGTCTCTATCATCTACCATAAACGATCTGAAAATTTGCTTTGATGAGTTATTATCAGCGATATTGGGCTTACGCCCGCGCAGATATATATCTCTATCCTTTAAAGGATCCGCAGAAATGTACTTTATCAAAGATTGAACGAACGCTGCTTGGGTTATACTGCCTGGCAGGTTATGAGCCTGTGCTGATCCAAGCCTCTTGATTCTATTGTAAAAAGGACTTTCTGGTTCTTTATCAAGAGTCACCGCGATTTCATGGCACAATTTCTGAGGACTTTTCTTGGTAGCAAGGTCAAATAGGTCATAAACCAAACTTTTGTTAACCTTGGTTTGTGCAAGATTCACGGTTGAGAATATTTGCGCTTCTGATGAGACATCTATGTCTACAAATATTGAGACATTAATATCAAAGTCGTCGCCGTTATAGCCATCTAATCCAGCAATTCGGTGCTGGCCGTCGATTACGTTAGCCATCTGGATATAAGGGATACTTTCATAAACATCAGAATCAGAGGCTTTATAGGGTGTTAGTCTCAGGATACCCGAAGCATCGTCATATTCCGCACAACGAGCTGACACTGAGAGAAGAACAGCAGTGGGAAAACAGGCATCCTGTGTCTTCACATAGCCCATTAGCTCCTTGACTCGCTTTGAATCTAATGGTCGCTGGATACCTAGATAGCTCTCGAAGCCCCTCTCACCCTCCATACGCCTTACATCGGAGTAAGTTATTTCGCGCAAGTCTTTATTTTTAATCACGCCAATATAAAACTCGCCCATTGGCTGTGATATTTTAATTGACCTAACATCGAGACGCCTATCATAGTAAGCATCGTCGATAAAGTTAATTTGTTTCATTTCGCATCCCTTCTATGCATCATGTATCCGCCCCTGAATTTGTCTTCCGACGTACTCATAGCGTGGAGCGGATCCAAATCAATGACCCAGTTTTTGTAGCACATCGCTACAAACAATATCAATATAGAAAATGGAAACAACCAAATAGATGAGTAATAGGCGAATCCAGAATTCATTGAAGCCATTGATGACTGCTTCGAAAAGTAGATTGTTGCAACTATTTGCACTATCAAGACAAAGATAATGTGTGAGCCCTTCGAGGGAAAAACCTTCAAAGCCCCCTCACGTTTCATATCTTGCGCAGCCATGTATAAAATTGGCGACACTAGAGATGCTGAATATATTATTAGCGCTCCAGTCTCAATAGTCTTCATCAGGTTTTTCCAAAACACGGCTGCTACGTCTTTACTACTCTCAACAGATGTGGCATCCGAAAAAGATGTAAAGATCGCAGCCATCCATAGCGGTGAGGTCGCTAGAATCACCGTAAAGAAGACCTCTTTTAATGACTCCTTATAATGTTTAGCACTCAGTTCCGTCATGCCTGACACTATGGGTAACATTTTAACGAGCTTAACCCCTGCGCGCTTACAGGGGTAATATACCTCAGTCATCAGACCTCGCCTAAAGCTTTCAAACATTGCTGTGCTTCCTGCTATGCATATAAAAAGTACGAGAGCTATATAAATTAGCGACGCCGTCCTGACATGACGACAAACCCGAAAAAACAAATAACTCATCTGGAATATTTGAATGTAGGGTTAGCATGATCATATCCTTATGTGGCTTGACGGGCCTAATAGTCCAAAGACGAATGCCAAGCTCAACAGCGTGAAGAGCCTCCATCTGTTCCTCAGGTCACAGATTAAGCTGGCCGAATGGTATCAGCAAGAGATTAGTGGTGCTCCCCACACACGAACGGCGGAAATAGGCGAATCAGCGTTGTAGGAGCGATGCCGTAGCTCAGTCACGAAGCACACGTTACCGCGCGGGGCCTTAAAATAGCCCTCCCAATGCATCAGGCTCCCAGTTCATGATTACCAGTTCGCTGACGACTTCTGTCTGCCCCTGCCGCTGGTTTGTAGTTGTGTACCTAATATCCACTGTCTCAAAGTGAAAATCCGCAAAGACGCGGCGAATGTCCGGATGGTCATTGATGCTAACCATCACCTTACCCTTGCAGCGGCGCATGAAATCAGCCATCCGCTCATAATTCTGAAATGGAAAGTCGACGCCATAGCCAGCCGTTTTCCAGTATGGGGGATCCATATAGTGGAAAGTGTGCGCCCGGTCATAACGCTCTGCGCACTCAAGCCAGGGCAAGTTTTCCACGTAGGTACTGGCGAGGCGCTGCCAAGCTGCTGATAGGTTTTCCTCAATCCGCAACAGGTTGATGGCCGGGGCGGTCGTGGCAGTCCCGAACGTCTGCCCGCTCACCTTGCCAGCGAAGGCATGGTGCTGCAGGTAGAAGAAGCGGGCGGCGCGTTGAATATCAGTTAGGGTTTCCGGGCGGGTCATCTTCTGCCATTCGAAGATCTGCCGGGAGCTGAGCGCCCATTTGAACTGGCGCACGAACTCTTCAAGATGGTTCTGCACCACCCGGTACAAGCTGACCAGCTCTCCGTTGATGTCGTTCAGGACTTCGACGGGGGCAGCCTGGGGGCGCATGAAATAGAGGGCCGCACCACCGGCGAATACTTCAACGTAGCATTCGTGGGGTGGGAAAAGAGGAATGAGACGGTCGGCTAGGCGGCGCTTGCCACCCATCCATGGAACGATGGGGCTAGACATTGATTGCAAACCTTTACTGTATGGATGAACAGTTGCTAGACTCCGCTCCGCTTTGTGCACGAAGCGGGAGTCTTGGCTGGATTTGCAGGAAAGGGCTGCGGATTCAGCGTTCAGTCTGGATGTTGACGCATCCAGGCTGATCGCTCCTTTTTTTTACTTGGCTTGCCCGAGGCAAACCGTTCTGACATACGTCTGCAACGCACTCAGTTGCCGGATGGCATCGTCTCCGTCGACACCGGCATGGAAAATTCTTTCTGCAGTCGCTGGGTCAAGTTCGGCTCGACTATCTTCATCAGACTTGCTGGTGGGGGCTGGGGCGGCTCGCACAGAGGCGGCGGGACAACTGGCTTTGACGTACACGCGCTGAGCGCCAGTAGCGACAGCAGTAAGCATGGGTTTATTTTGCGCATCGGCTTTGGCCTGTTCCTGGGCGTGCTGCGTGTCGAGTTCGAGCAGCAGCTTCTGGGTTTTCTTTCGTGATTCATTGGCAGCCGTAAGCTGCCCGACCTTTGCCCTCTCAGCATCTCGCTCGACCAGTAAGTCATCACGAGCGCCTTTAACAGTGTCGAGTCGCAACGCCAAGTAGGCGACAGATCCCAAGAGCACCAACACCACCCACACCCAAACTGGGATCACCCTGAGGAAGGCCGTCATGGCACATCCCTGAAGAAGATGTGATGCCCCAGCTTCAGCGTCTGCTTGGCCTTGGCCGACCAGTCCGGCGCTTTCGCCATAGTGGTTGCGTAGTAATGCGTAGCACCGCCGGTGGGATCTGGCTGCCTGCCGTCAATTACCTGATCTGCAGCGATACGGGCCTGGGCGAGCTCGCGGAACGGGATCGGCTTCGCACCGGAGAGGTACGGATAGTTCGGATCGTTCTTATTCCAGCAACTGAACTGCCACGCCTTTTGGCAGACACCGGCGTAACCCTCGCCCCACCAATCGGGCTTGCCATCGTTGTTCAAATCCATGTCCACACGGTTGCGGATTGACCAGGCGACAGCAATCTGCCCGGCCACCCCTTCACCACGGGCTTCACCCCACAAGGTGCGGGCCAATACTTCCCGGTCTTTTTCAGTAGCGGTCATGCTTTTCTCCACGCAAAAAGAAACCCGCACGATGGCGGGCTTGGATGGAATACGGTTTCGTCAGTCTTCAGACGAAGAAAACCCCGAACTTGTCGGGGTTGCTGTGTAGTGCTTGGCCGCGCCGATCCTAACGCCTGCCCAGAAAAGCCAGGCTCGCCATCGGGCCACACCTTCTGCCCGCAACGCTCGGTACAGAACGGCGTCTGCCTGCTTGCGCGTCATAGCGCCATGCTCGTACAGCCAGTCGTGCACGGTCGCGGCGTAGTTGCCGTAGCCGGACACCAAAGCAAACAGGACGAACAGGAAGGCGTTGTGGAGAACCTTGATGCTTGCGAAGTCAGTTGTGTAACCGGCGGGCACGGTGATGACGCGCTCATCGTCGTCAGCTAGCACCAGATGAGCCAGGAGCGTAAACGTGCGTCGGTCGATCTGGTCAGTTTTAAGCGTGTTGATAAATCTGATCATATTGAGTCCTGATTTTGTACATGATTGGATGGACATAAGTCAGTCGGTAGGACTAATCTCAAGCCAAGGCATCAATCTGGAGCTACCGATGAATTACCAGCACCAATCAGACTTGACACAGATGCGTATTTTCCTAGAAAAGCACATGACTGAGCAGCCAGACAGCATGGCGTTGATGCTGCCGTCGTACCACGAACTGATGATTCGTCTTGCGGAAATTGAGATAAAATCGCTGGAAGCCCAATCAACCGAGAAGCTAAAGGACATGGACCTGAGGGCAGGTCTCGACACGAACTACAGCAATAACAACACGACTTATAATATCGCTGCTATCAAGGCCAATAATGATTACTGGGTCAACCGCGATAATAATTGGTCGAAAGAGTACCAACACAATCAGAGTCTTGATTCACAAGGTTTTAGTCAGGTTCTGAATAGGGGTCTATTCGACGCAATTCCGATTCTTGATCTCAGCCCGTCCCCGCGCAGACGCTTTTGACCCGCAACCGCACGTCCTATGTCGGCCAGCCCTCTTCCAGAATATCAGCAGTGATCGTCCCGGCGGTCACTGCCCTTAGCAACTCGTCTTCTCGGTCAAAACAGGCCTGTACGTGCTCGCTCACGGCATCGGCGACCGCCAGCACCTGGGCTGCGGACAAATCCACAAAGCCGTCCGAAGTTTTCCAGCGGAGCACATAGCTCGGATTGCGATTCGCCCGAAGTGCAGCTCCATTAATTAGCAGCTTGCTCCGGTCATCCGTGGCAATTGGCATACCGCCTACTACTGTGCCCGAGACTTCTGAGTCATAACGCCGCGCGGCGATTAGAGCAGGCCAGTCAGGTACGGGAATCGGTTGTGGTTCAGGCACCGATGCCAACTTCTCCCAGCCCGACCCAGTCCACCGCGCCACCTCGGCACCGGCCAGCGCCATGGGCGCACTTGGCGTGCTGCGCGCGGGTAGTGCGCCGCGTTCGTCGACCTCTTGCGTGCTCACAAAAAGGCCCTGCTCATTCCACAAATAGAGCTTGATCATGCGGCCTCCAGGGCTTTGATGTAGTGCTTGACCCCGGCCACCGGCGGCGGCGCGGGCAGCTTGAATTGCATGGCCGTGTCGTAGTCGAACGTTTCCACGCTGGGGGTATAGCCGTAGTGGCTGCTGACAATGAACTTGCCCATGCCAAAGGCGCTAAACGCCATACCGTTCTGACCTCCGGTGGGCTGCGCTACGATTTGCCAGGTAACGCCATAGTCATCAGAGACCAGATACTGGCCCATATTAGGAACCACTACATTGCCGTTGCTATCGTGAGAAATCGAAGCGCCGCCGGTCCAAGTTGAAATGTTTGAAACGGTGGTCCAGCTGTATCCACCATCCGCGCTACGGCGCAGGCCACTGTTCAGCAGCAGAACCACGTTATTGCCCAGGTAGACCATGGCAGCGTAAGAGACTGGGTTACCCCCTGGCGTGCCGTATAGAGACCAGCTCACGCCACCGTTGACACTGCGATACCCGGTCGGAGTGATCCAGGTGTTGTTGCCGATAAAGCACACACCCTGGGGGCTACCCGTCCCGGTAATATTGGAACTCCACGTGGCGCCGTTATCCTTCGATACCCGCATTGAGTTGCTGTAGGCGGTAAAGATCCAGGTGCCGTTTTTATCGGTCGCCAGCTGCGGCGCCTCACTGGCGCCCGTACCACTTAACACCACCGTCCAAGTCAGACCGTTGTCGACGCTGCGAATGATTGTCGAATAGGTAGCGGCCATCCAAGTGCCGTTACCGTCACAGACCATGGCTTGGCAGCTCTGCAATGTACCCAAGAGATTGCCGGTCAGGGCCACCCAGGTGACGCCATTGTCAGTGCTGCGCATGCTGCCGCGCACCCAAACGCCCTTTCCATCAGTCGCGATGCCTAGGGATAGAGAGGTTTGACTGGTGGCGACATACGACCAGATTTTTCCAGCTGCAGTGCCAATGCTGCCCACCAACATGGACAAGGCGGGGTACACCGTCCTTAGGTAAATACCACCCGCCTGCAGATACAGGGCACCAGGGTCGCGTGCAGACGTTATCAAATCCCCGATCTGGGCCCCCACCCAGCCCACTACGGGCTTTTTGTTCGGGCCGATCATTACCGCCTGCCCGGTGCGCGCCGCTGACAGGTCCGGCATGCCCCAGGTGAACGCCAGCTGGCCCGCACCGTTGATGCCCAGCATGGTATACGGCACGTTCTCCACTGGGATGCCCGCGCCCGCACGGGCCGCCACCGCCGCAGCCTGCGCAGCCTCTTTGGCCGCCACCGCCAAACCAAGCTGCAGCGCACCAGCGGTACCCACGTCGGTTACTGCCTTTTGCGCGGCGTCCTTTGCCTGGCTCGCGGTACTGGCGGCCAGCGCCGCTTGGTTGGCCAAGGAACCGGCAGCGGTTTTGTAATCAAGGGTGGCCGCCATTGCGGCAGCCTGCCAGGTCGACAAGTTATTAATTTGCAGCGTCCACGGGCCAATACCAGCGGCCCATTTATCAGCCACCACCGGGTAGACTTCCGAAGACATACCACGATTCGGCGCCGGAGCAAGCTGTTCAACTACGGGCGGATTTAAAGCGACATCCATTATAAAAGTCCTCCTACATCTAACGCACACTCATGAAGTGCGGGATTGGGTAGCGTTACTTGCAAATCGCGATAACGACCAAAAATAATGGTGGCGGGTCTGGATTCATGACCGATATAAACAGCCCCGGTGGCGCGCAACTCTTCCAGAAAGTCCAGAGCGAACTCTAAGTCCTCGTCGTGAATACGCACGTCATAGATAACGCGGCGTCTAAAGCCACGCTCCAATAATGACTCCACACCAAACGGATCAACCGACTTGACGGAGAAATCGGTAAGCCCGAATCCAGTACCACCAAATACGGTTTCTCCCAACGTGGTCAGCGTTCCGATGCAGGCCATGGCGCAAGTTGCCTCGGCGGCAGCGTCCGATTCGATAACAATCCGAATCGTGGCGTCGCCATACGCAGGCAAATCAGTGAGTGCAAACGTCTTCTTGCGGCCAATGCGCTTAAACAGCCATTCCCACATGCCGCTGGCCCGCGCATCGACCAGGCTTACTTCGCGCCGGTAGACTTCCCCGTCATCCGGGGCGGTCATGGTCACGGTGGCCCGATAGCCAGACAGCCCGAACAGGGCCACCGAGTTAACGACCTGGCCGGGCTTGAGCGTCACGTCAATCGTGCCTGCCTTCACGGTTTTGGTGCCGATCAAAAAGACTTTACGTTGCGAACCTTCCGTGCCGAAAACTTGAGCCGCGCCCTTATCGAACATGGCCATTTTGTTTTCGGCGCCGGTATCCAACCACTTAGGCGTGGGGTCATCCTTTAATGGATTAGCAGTATTGCTATCCACTAACGATTCGAACACATGGTTATTCGCTAAACGTTTATCACCCTTCTTGTAACTACCAGCCACCCACGGCGGAACAGTTGAAATAACGTTGGTGGTGAGCATGGCCGAAGTTATTACAACCGGCTTAATAACTTTCATGCCAGCTCCTGAGCAGGAATGCCCTTTTCCGTAATGGTGATTAATGAACTTGAAGTGAACCCGGTACTTGCTGAGATTTGGCGCAGATAACCGCGCTGTTCCACCACTTCTTGACGCAGCAAACGAACCTCAGCGACTAACGCGCTATCACTGCCACTGCCGAGCATGTCCATGGTTTGTGCGTTGTTGAAAATCTGCGACGGGCCGCTAACGATCAGCTCAGGCCCTTTTTCACCGGCGATATACGCACCACCGGACTGCCAGCCACCGGTCGCGAACGCTGGCAACTGTCCATTGGCGATCCCGGCGTTTTTCACGGCGGTAGGCAACTGGTCCAGCGTGATGGCTCCACTTGCCAACTGGCCCATCCAATAGGCTTTGCCACCTTCGTCCGCATCACGCCCCAACACCGCCTGATAAACCGAATCCACCAGCGTGCCATTGTTGGCCGGGGTGTTGGTTTTGCCAGCGCTCTTGTCGAGCATGGCAAGGGCTGCGACCACGGCCAGATTCATCGCCTTAACAGCCTCGGTGACACCCAGGATCGAGTTGTCCACGCCGTTCAGCGCATCTAGCTGAGACTGGGCAAACGCCAGCTGCGCGTCAAAACGCACCATTTGCCCTTCGTAGCCGACCTTGGCCTGATCCAGCTGCGCCTGGACCGTCAGCACCAGTTGCTGCTGGGCGGTCAATTGCTTGCCGTTAAGGGTGTCCAGTTCCGCCACGACGTTGGCCGTCTGGCCTTGATCGCGGGCAAAATCCAGCATTGAACCGTACAGGTCGGTGTTGACGGTGCTCACCGTCCCCAGCGCATCATCCAACCCGGTGAAGCCGGTCAGAGAACCACCAGCGCGAGCAGTTGCCAAGGCGCTTTGGAGCGTTGCCTGAGCCTGCGCGCGGAGCACCGCCGTGGCGGAATCCGAATCGCCGCGCAACGCCTTGAGCGATGCACTGAGGCTCGCGCTGACACCGGTCAAGTCGCTGACCTTTGAGTTAGCCGTGCTCAGCATGTCGTTCAGCGATGTGACGCGGGCGTTGTAGGCCTTGGTTACCGCTTCACGATCAGCGCCGATGGCGCGAACCAACGCACCATTGGCACCCGCCAGCGTTGCTTTCAGCGCATCCGCCACCGACGCAGACTTGGCCTCCAGAACGTCGAAGGCCTTATCCGCGTTGGTCGCCATCCCCATCAAGCCTTCGAACATCGACTGCCCGGCAACCGTGGTGCGGTCAATGGCGTTAACCATCGCCACGAACCCGTCACGGCTGGCAGGCAAGACAACGCCCAGAGCCTTGAACTGCGCCGCCACGGCCGCAAGCGTATCGGTAGCCTTCTGGCCTTCCGAGGTGAACAGGTCGTAGTAATTGGCCTGCGCTGATGCAGCCTCATTGGCGCGCTGTTCGAGAATCGAATAGGCGCTGGACGCACTGGCACTCAACCCCATCAGGGTGAAGAACATAGAGCGCCCGGCGTCCGTAGCAGTGTCGATCCCCTCGACCATCGAGCGGAACCCGGCGCGCGTGGCTGGCAGCGCCAAGCCCAAAGACTGGAATTGGGTTCCCACAGCGGCCAGCGTGTCATCGGCCTTTTCGGTGTCGCTAAAAAAGGCGTCGTAATACGCGGTCGCAGAGGTTTTCAGGGCTTCCATGCCCCCGGCCATTGCAACGAATTGCTCGGTCAACTTACCGCCCCAGACCGACAGGGGCAGAGCCTTCATGTTGAGCAGGCCGAACATGCTGTTAACGCTGTACAGGTTGTCGACGAACTCGGTCAGCTGCACAAAGTTGTAATTGCCGATCCCGGCGTTAGTGGCATCAGAAACGGCCGTGACCGCTGCCTGGCCGAGGTCGGTGAACCATGCGCCGAGCGCTGTATTAATTTCCTCTTCGGTCTTGCCCTGAGTGCTGATATAGGCCGTAGCCATGTTCAGGTTGTCGAGCACGCCCTCGTTCAGCGTCACGTTCAGACGATGAAAGTTGTTCAGCACGGTGAGGATGGTGTCGTTGTACTGCTGCCCCAGCGGGTCCTTGAGGTCGTCAGACAGGTCACCGAGCAGAAAGCGGGTTTTGCTGGACCCGGAGATCAAGCCGCCCTTTTTCTTTTGCTTGGTGTACTGCTGAGCATCAAACGCGCCGCCGTCGACACTCAGGGCCAGGCCTGAGTCTTTGGTCTGGTAACCACTGCCAAACAGCTTGGCGCCGACTTTTTCATAGACGGCCTGAAACACCGTTGAACCGGTGATGATGGCGGCCAGCTTGCCCCCCACCACCTTGCCGAGCAGGTCATCCTTCATTTCCAGCCAGCGCGCGCCCATTGCAGGGGCAAACATCGCAGCTTCCCCAAGCGCGGTATCGCCACCGCTGGCCTGGATCGCGTCACCGTCTGGACGTACACCGGCGGAATACAGCTTGCCGGACTGGTACATGCCCATAACAACGGCCAGCGGCCACATGGCGCCCATAGACGCCATAGCTGACGAAAACGCCGAGGCGGTGGTGGCGGCATAAGTGGCCGAGCCAACCGTGCCGGACACCAACGAACCACCCAGGGCATACCCGGTGCCCGCTGCAGCTGCGCCCGTAGTGGCAGCCGTCGCGGCCGTGGTGGCGGCTGTCTGCAAGCCCATGGCAGTCATCAGGCTAGAAAAGCCGCTGGACAGCGTAGTCGTCAAACCTGACAACATGCTGCCGTAGTAGCCCATGACACCACTGGCAGCACCACCAATGCCGCCCGTGGCATAACCGGCCGCTGCGGACGCACCCACGCCGGTGATCGAACTCCAGGCCGAATACAGGTTCTTGCCCAGCCCAACCACGCTGCTCCACATGCCGCCGCCGGAGCCATCCGAGGACGACGACCCGCCAAACAGGCTTCCCAGGCCGCCCGACGAGGAACCGCCGACGCTGCCCAGCAACTTGCCCCATACGGACGACAGGCCCTGGCCGTTGTCGCCACCGGTCAGCCAGTTGCTGATGGAAGCCAACAGCGGCTTAGTGGTGAGCATGTGGGCAATTTCGCCCAGGGTCTGTTTAAAGCCGGTTTTGAGGTTATCCCACAAGTCATTGGCACCGCTGCCGATGTTGCCCCAGGCAGTGGCAAAAGCGCCGTCGATGCGATCAATCGCACCCTCAGTCATCTGGCCCCACAGCGTGGCCTTGCTGCGATTGACTTCGTACTCATTACCCAAGCGAATCAGCGCATCGCGGTAGGTATCCGCCTTGCCCGGATACAGATCGATTGCGCGATTGAGTGCGGCTTGTTCTTCGGTGTATTCCCGGAGCAACTTGGTCTGCGGGTTCAGCCGATCAGTAATGCCCTCTACCTTGCCCGCCAGCTCCATGGCTTTGGCGGCATCGCGGTTAGCCTTGACGATATCGCGCACGGCGGCGACTTCAACACCAAGAGCGTCGGCTGATTTACCCGCAAGAATCGCTGCGACAGACTTGGCGTCGTTGTAATCGTTCAGGGCATCAACGCCCTGCAGCGTGGCAGTCGCCTGTGCCAGCAGCTCGTCGGTTTCCTTCTTCAGGTCGTAGTAGGCTTTGCCCAGGTCTTGAGCGTCGCGCGCGTACTGCTCCGCGCGCAGCGCTGCGGTGACTTCTGCGCGAGCACCCGCACCAGTCTTGAGCAAAGCCTCCTCGACCTTTTGCTCCAAGGTGTACTGACGAAGCTTGTCGGTACCGGAAAAATACGCATCTGCAAGTCCCTTGGCAGCGGTGGTTTCAATTGTGGTTTTGGCAGTCAGATCAGTGAGCGCCTTGTCGCGGGCCTTAGCCTCGGTCGCGGCTTGCTTCGCAGCGCTGTTACCGTCTTTGGTTGCTTGAGTCGCGGCGTCATCAGCGGCCTTCTGAGCGTCCTTCGCAGCAGCCAGCGACCTGATGGCAACGATCTGGCCTTCGGTTAAATCCGTGTTCTCTTGAATGAACCGATTTGCAGCATCGGCGGCCGTTTTATCCTGAGCGGCCTGGAGCTGTTTGGTCAGCTCACCGATGTATTTCTCACCCGCTTGGTTCGCGAGTCCTTTGGCCGCGCTGTTGCGGTTCTGCGCCTCAGTGTTCTTGTCTGTTTCGCCAGTGAGAGCAGCAAGGGTCTGCTGCTGTTTTTGCAGAACAGCGCTCAAATCCGATACTGGCCCCTGCCCCGACTCCAAGGCCTGCGCCATGGCTTCAGTAACGCCTGGTACGGTGCGCAACTGATCAGCCACGGCCTTCCAGTCGACGACCATTCCAGAGGCTTGATCTGCAGATGTTTTGCGCACCAATTCCAATGCAGCCTGGGTATCGTCCGGCATCCGGACAAGCCCGGCCATCAAGCCATCGGCACCAGCAGCACCCATGTTGCGCAGGTCGTTCTCGAATTTGTCGGCCATGGCGCCCGACATCTGACCAATCTTGGCCTGGGTGTCGGAGATTTGTGACTCCAGCTCACGCAGGGTGACGGCCTGTGTTGCCCGGTTTAACTTGTCGAAACGCTCGGTGAGTTTGTCCAGCGGATCCGAGAGGTCTCCCAGCTTCTTTTCCAAGATGCTGGTGTTGTCGCCGAGAGTGATAAAGGCAATGCCTGCACCCACGGCAAGCGCTGCAATGCCCGCAGGCCCGCCAAGAACACTCAGTAGCCCGCGACCGGCAACAGCCAGACGACTGGAGACGGCTGCGGATTCGGCCTGGGCCTTGGCAAGCGAACGCTCAGCAACTTCAACCTGCTTGATCATTGCGGCTTCAGTCAGCCGCAATTCCGCCATGCGAGCGACAGTCTGCTGACGACCGGCGTCGGTTATCTGTGCTTTCAGGCGCTGGGCTTCCAGCACTCTTTCCGCAGCCAACGCCGCCTGCACAGCCTTCAGACGCTCAAGCTCCGCAAGCGCGGCAGCCTGATCCGCCAAGGCCGCTTTTTTCGCAGATTCGGCAGACAATAAATCAGCCTGGGCGCTGGCGATGGTTGCCTGGGTTTTCTTAACCGCCGCTGCACCCGCCGCTATCAGGGTGCCTGTGTAATTCGCCATGGCGATGGCGGCCGCCCCTCCAGCAGCTACCGCGACAACATCCAGATTTTCAGCCAAGAACCCGACACCCTTGGCGAGCACATCGAGCGCGCCCGTCACGGACGAACCCGAGGCCATTTCGTTCAGCCCCTCGGTGACGCTCTGAATGGCCGGGAGCATTGCCACGACCAGTTCGTTGGATGCGCCTTGAAACGCGCCCTTCATCTGGTTGATAGCGCCGTTGACCTCAACAAGACGTTTGACGTCAAGCTCGCTCAGGACCTGACCGGTGCGTTCGGCTTGGTCGCCGAGGGTTTTGAAACCTTCACCGTTATTGCGCAGTAAAGGAATCAGCCCAGTGGCTTCATCCGCCATGGCCTCCATGTAGGTGGTCATCTGGGCCTGATTGAGCCCGGCTTTTTCCAGGGAGGTGTAATACAGCTGCAGCGCCTGAGGACCAGACAGATCGGCAAACATCTTTGCAGTGACACCGACCTTCGGCGCGATTTCCTTAAAGAAATCGGCCATCTCGCCGCCGCCACGCTGAATGAATTCCCCTACACGGTCCGAGGTATCTTTGAGGATGTCGGCCAGTTTGTCCTGTTCAATGCCGACGGTTTTGGCACCCGCAGCAAGGCGCTGAAAGTCTGTCACTGACGTGTTCGACAGAGCCGACAGGTTTTTAACTTCCTGGGCATACGTCGAGGTTTTTACAGTGATCGCTACGAGCCCCGCTACCGCAGCAGCCGATGCAACGCCCAACCCGGTGATTGCTGCACTAACCGCTTTTTGCATCGCAGTAGCATTTGACCCAGTACGATCAAACGCCGCATCGACCTGGCCGAGATTACTATCGATCTTGCCGGTGGCCTGGGCGACACTGGAATCGGCTTTCGCCATCTCCTGACGCAGCTGCGCCGTTGTCGCTTCAATGCGAATCAACATGCCTTGTACGTCAGCGTCTGCCATACCGTTCCCCACTTTCTACAGGCGAAAAAAAACCCGCCGTAGCGGGCAGGTGCTCAACATTCACAGCCTTCAACTCATCTTGCGGTTCATGGCAGCGGCGCGCAGTTCAACCCGCAGGTCGCGGCCATTACCTCGTTTGTCCGACGCGGCCGGAGCTGGAGCCGCCCCGCCAGGCGTGGTCATCTTGAGGAAATGCAACTTAGCGTCCCACGCCATCAAAATTTCAATGATGGGAGTTTCCCAGGCAATCTGAGGCGCCCAGCCCAGCCAACCTGTAGCCATGCCAAAGACCTCATCAACATAACTACCGTTGGCTTCACGCTTTACTCGTTTCCCGCCTTTTCCGCAGTTTTGGCCGCCTCAGCAATTTCCTCATCGGACTTACCACCCGGATTGAGCATGGCCGTCAAATAAGGAATCACCTGCGGATTTACATTGCTGATGCCTGCATCGTAAATCTGCTCTTCCATGGCCTCCACGTCTTTGGGTTTGAAATCACGGCCTGCGCCGATCAGTACCACCGTTGCCAGCGAATTAAGGCTGATGCGATGAGTCAACTCGTTCAGTGCTGGGGCCAGCCCGCCAAAACGCTTTTCGATATTGCGAACCGCTTTGAGGTTGCCGATCAACGTCAGGCCTTCATCGCCGATGGTGACTTTGGTAGTGCCGTGGCTGGTTTTGCTCATGGTCGTATTTCCAGTTTTCAGAATATAAGAGGCTCTGCACGGCCAGCTGGCCGCGCAGGTTATCGTTGATGTGAGGCTTACGGAGTCGGCGTGTCGACTTCGTAGATTTCGGAGTTGATACCAATCGTCGCGCTACGCTTCACGATGTCTTCAGCGCCACCTGGCTGTTTCTTGGTGCTCATGACCTTGCCCGCAAAATAGTCCGTCAGGCCGTCCAGATAGACGATCTTGATCGGGTAGTCATACCGAGACCGGTCTTTCTGAGCGGCCACCAACTTGACCTGACCCACATCGCCTTTATCAAAGCCGATGGTCAGGTCCATGCTGCCTGCGTCGGCCAGGCCTTTGAGGTGGCGAGTTCGACCGTCTTTGACGGCAGAGAACGTGACGTCGCCGATCTCGTCGCCGTAATCGCCGTAGTTTTCGATTTCACCGACTTCGACAAAGGTCGACGCCTTGAGGATGTCGAGTGCCGCTTCCGCATCAGCAGGCAGGTCGGCAAGCAGCCGCAGCCCGATGAAAAACCGCGTACCGGCATTGGTATTGACGCTCATAGCTAGTCCTCCATAGGACATGGATAAAGCCGCAACGCGGCGGGTATTAGTGTTGGGTGATGATGCGAAGAGTGACCGAGCCGGTGTAGGTGCGGCCGTCCGGCTCGCGGTTGGCCTCGGTGCGCAGAACGCGAACCGGATCGGCAGTGCCCGTGGAGAGCTTGAGCTGGTGAAGGTCCAGCGCGGCACGTATCGCCGCGTTGATTTCCTTAACCTGGGCCTGGCCCGCGTAATCTGACCAGACGCTGAGGTACCAAAGCCGGGTGTCACGCTGCCGCCCAGACACTGGTGTGCTGTTGGTCACGTCCTCATAATCAAGGGTGACATAGGGGTAAGGCGTGTTGTCCGGCACCGCGTCGTACACCGGCACCGACAAAGCCGCCGAAAGCCGCTCAAACAAGGCCAACTGCAACGCCAAGGACGGATCAGCCACGTTGAATGTCCTCTGCTGCGCGCGCCAACGTGTTGCTGACCGCACGTGACATGTTCAGCAAAATGGTTTCGCGGTTCACGTCATAGGAGGGACGCAGCCACGGGTGCGCAGCCCGAGCGGGAATGTCCGGGTACTTGCCGAAGAAGTGAGCACCATCGCTTTTATTCTTCGTCCCCCGAGCGAGCAACGCATTGCGGCGACCACCCAGCTTGGACTTATCCCGGTTGTTGGTGTGTTCACCACCGACCGCATCCTTATCGGCCCGCCGGTAAAGCGTACCGCTGTAGCCTTTCGTGCCGTACTCGACGAAGCGCAGGTAGAAGAAACGTCGGTTGTCCCGCTTCCCCCGCAAACCGATCTGGGCGTCCAACCCGGACTTGCTAACGAACGCTGTAAGCGCGGAGGAAGCCGCTCCCGTGTCGCGAGGAATACGGCTTTTCTGGGCGGCGAGCACCAAATCAGCCGATGCCTGCATGGCGGGCCTGATTTCATTTTCCAGCGTTTGATGGATGTTGCGCAGGGTTTTGCGTAGTTTGAAATCGCCCTGCAGACGAGACCGCCGGGCGGCCACAATCAGGCCTTCGGATCAGCGGGCTGATCGCCAGTGGCCGTCGCTTTTTTCGCGGCAGATTCGACCTTTTCAGCCAGACCTTCCTTGATCAGGACGGCAGCGTATTCACCATCGCTGACGTCGAATGTCGCGCCTTTATCGTGTTCACCGGGACGCCCGGATAGATTGCACAGAGCTCTTAGTTTCATGGTGGTTACCTCAGGTAATTGGAACGTTTGAACACAGAAGTCGAAGCATGGTTTTCTTCCCGTCTGGCAAGGCTGCCTCAATCAGGTAAGTCGTATGACCGTCAGAAATACGCAGGCCGCTTTTGATGCTGGCCCGATAACGAACCTGTATTTCTGCGGTGATCAAACCCACCACCTGGTTGGCGACCGGAGCCACCCTGCCGGTCGGCAAAGCGACTGCTGCCCAGATCTGACCGAATTCAACCCACTGTGATTTTTTCTGGCCGCCGTATCCGTCTGGCTCGCTCGTCAGCCGCCACAGGGTGCAGCGATCCCGCAATGAACCGGCGCGCATATCAGAACCTCGGTGGAAGAGTGATTTCGGACAGAAGCGAGTCCAGCATCGAGCCAGGCAATTCGGACAATGTGGTGCCATTGACCAACGTTTCGCGGAACTCGTGAGCCGTGGCCGCCTGCATCAGCAGCCAGGTACGCACAGCAGGATGGCGGTCAAGATCAACACCCGCTTGATAGCGAATCAGCAGCTCACCAGTGGGCCGACCATCAGGGAAGTAGAGAAAGCTTTCACGCCCCCGGTTACGCAGGCTGTGCGATACGGTCAACGCCTCGGCAGAGCCGTCTCTCTGGATTCGGCTGATCGACAAAATCGCGGTCGCCTGCCCTATGTCCAAGGCGTGGCCCGAGGCGTAATGCTCAGGCCATTCATCCTCGTATTCAGCCTGCCGAATCGCGGCGCCGGTGCGGTTCTCCGCCTGCCCGGTTACACCGGGGATAATCACACCCTCAATGAGCTCGGGCACCGTATCCTCAGGATCCAGGTGGCATTGGTAAGCCACCTGCTCCAGCGTCAGCACCGGCTCACCGATGTAAGCAATGCGCCGGGCCATGGCTACGGCTTCTCGTCGTCATCGCCCGATTGATCGGCGGGCTGCGTTTCGTCACCCGGCCCCTCGTTCTGGCTACCGTCACCGCCACTGTCAGAATCATCGGGCGGTGAGTCATCGGTTCCGGAGGCGTTCAGAGCACCCGCCAGCGGGTCAGTGACAGCCGGGATAACGGTTTCGGTTTTTGCCGCAGCCCCCCGGCTCCCAGCGTTTTTCTTGGCGGGCCTTGCCGCCGGGTTGGATGGCCCTGCGGGGACAGCGGCGGCGGTCGTACCGGCATACGCCGTCGCCACACCACCACCGATCAACGTAGCCGCAGTCTCTTGATCAAATCCAGCGATGTCGCCAGGGAAGTAAGTGCGCCACGCTTTGGTGAAGCGCACAGGAACGCTGTTGCTCATGATCAGTACCTCAGTCCAGACTTTGAAGGCAGCCCCGCATTCGCAGGGCTGACACGGTGTTACATGCCAGCGCCCCAGGTAATCCCGGTACCGACAGCGACCGACTCAACGTGACGTGGGCCAAAGTCGTGCTTGCTGATCACTCGGATCAACGTCTGGTCGCGCTGGAATGCGCTGACGGTTTCGCCGCTGCTGTCCTTGTAGGACGCCTCGGTACTGATCGCCACGGCCAGGTTGGTGTCTTCACCGATGTAGCAATCGGCGAAGTTGACGAAGTAGATTTCCGACTCGTTGCCACCGGCGCCGAGGTTGGTCGGGATCTGCGTGGTGAGTGCGACCTTGTAGCCTTTGAGCAGGCCCAGATCGATTTCCGGATAAGCCTTGTTGCCGTTGCCATCACGCAACGATTGCAGCCAACGCAGCGTGCGGGGCGCCATGATCCAGCCGCAGGCAGCCAGATCGACGTTCGCGGTTTCCAGGCGCAGCATCATGCCGCCCAGGTACAGATCAACGATTTGCAAGGTGGAACCGGCAGGCGCTCCCAGGACGTTGGTAGCCGGTGCCCAGTAACGCAGGCCCTTCGGCAGATTGACACTACCCGCGCTGCGGATGAAGTGCAGGTCTTCCGAGAGGCCCATGCTGGTCGCGAGGTCGCTGCTGACCTGGGCGTCGATACGCGGGTTAACGCCAGCGTAGGCCAGCAGATCGTTGGAGATCGGCACAATGGCTGCGGCTTTTTTCGACGACAGTTTTAGGTCGCCGAACTGCATATCAGTGACCGCGATATCTTCTTCGGTACCGATGTAGCTGACCTGCGTGTTACCAATCACACGCGGCATGGTCAAATTGCCGTTGTTCAGCGGAAGGCTGACGGCGCCCATGCTGCGGATCACCGACTTGGGACGCAGCGATTCGATCACGCTGGTACTGAAATTTTCCGGGACCAACACGCCGCCGGAGCCTGGCGTGACGGTGGACAGTGCCATATGCACGTCAGCGCCGTAGCCGCCTGTCTTTGCCATCTCGGCAGCCTGGTGTTGATTGCCACCGGCCTGTACCAGCAGCCGAACCATCTGGGCCATGGCAACGCCGGGCTTGGTCGCCTCGGTAAAGGGACCCGAGATACTGCCAGAAGGCGGGCCATTCAGACCCTGAGCGCCTTCGTTCACCGGCACGGCGGTTGCTGCCGCCAGGCGTTCGGCCGTTTCGACGCGGGTGAGCCGCTCGGTCAGCGAACCGAACTGGGCCTCCAGATCGGCAAACTGAGTGAGCTGCTCGGCCGTCAGGCTGCCACCACCCTTTTCAATGTTCGCCAGCACTTGAATGGCAGCATTGAGCGTGGCGCGTTCGCTTCGCAATTGAGTTACAAGGGACATACTGCCTCCTGGGCATAAAAAAACCCGCCGAAGCGGGTGTGGGTCACTGCCGCGAACGCGGTCAGAGTGTTGCTTGAATGTTCATGGCGTTTGCACGCAACCCGATACGGCTGCCCTGCCGTTGCATCCGGCTTTGCGCGACGGCCCGCGAAAGGTCATCCACCGCGTCTTGCGGGCTTTGCAGACGATCTGCCAAGCCCGCAGTGATCCCGGCCTTCCCTCGATACAGTCCCGCCTCGGTGGCTCGAACTGCCTCGATGCTGAGTCCGCGATAGACGGATACGGCGCTGACAAACAGCTGATAGCTTTCCTGTACAAGCTCTTGCAGGAACGCCATCGACTGTTCGGTTAACGGTTCGTGGGGACTCAGGTCGTTTTTGTGCGCCCCGGCATACACCGTGGTCACCTTGACGCCCTGACTTTCAGCCTGTTTGGAGCGATCCATGTGGCTGGCAATGACGCCAATGGAGCCAACACCACTGGTCTGGCTCACGACCAACTCACTGCACGCGCTACCGATCAGGTAGCCGCCGCTGTAGGCCATGAAATTAACGATGCCGGTGATGGGCTTGATCTGCGCCAGAGCGCGAATGTCTGCTGCCAGCTCGAACGCGCCCACGGCCGAGCCGCCCGGCGTGTCGATGTCGAGCACGACCCGTTCCACCAACGGATCTGCAACTGCCGCGCGCAGTTGCTGACGCAAGCCCTCGTAGCTGGTCATTGTTTCGCAGGCGTTAATATGGCTGCCGCGACTGACCAGAAAGCCATGGACCGGCAGGACCTGCACGCCTGTCGACGCCAAGGCTGCTCGCTTCTGTTCCTCTGCGTGATCGGCCCGGTCCTGCGCCTCATCGTCGTAGAAGCCGAGGCTGGCACCCATGGCCGGGGCAAGGTTGATGATGTTCAGGTTCATTGCCTGGTTGGCCCAGCGCACGCCGAGATCCAGCATGTCCGGCGTCACCAGCAAGGGCTGGTTGAACAGCATGCCGGACGCACGTAAGTAGTGTTTCATTGCGCAAGCATCCTTTCGATTTCGTGCTGTTGCAGCTCCAGCTGCGCCCGCACCTTGGGATCTTTCGGATCAGGCAGCTTGCCCGCATCCACCATGTTCAACGGCTGTAGGTAAACGTCGCCACCAGTAACGGGCGGCATATTTTCCAGGCGACGTATGTCGTTCACCGACAGCCAGCCCCACTGACGACCAATTGCGTAGGAGTCGTATCGACTCTTCTGGTCGCCACGCATCAGCCCAGTCAAATTGAATTCGATGAAGTAGTCGCGCCGATCCTTGGGCAACAGGAAATCGCGCATCATCGCCTGTTCGTGACGCTTGACCCACGGCAGCAAACTGAACACCACGAACTGAATCAACAGCTGTTCGATGGTGTTGTAGTTGGCCTTGTCCAAGTCGTTGACCATGGGGAGCGGGATCTTATAAATCCGCGCACAGTCGACGCCGGAGAGCTTGAGGATGCCGATAACCTCGGCATCAACGTTGGTCATGGAGACCGGCTTGAACGTCATGCCCTCTTGCAGCATGGCGACTTTCTTAGCGTTATCCATGCCGCCGAACTTTGTGCCCCACTGATCAAGAACCCGGTCGATAGAACCCTGATCCTTGATCGCCGGTGCTTCGCGCGGACGCTCGATCACACCCGACACCGACACGCCGTTGGCAAATGACTTGCCGGTGTACTGCCGTACCGCCTGGGCCAACCCTACGGCCTCGGCATGCAGCATGATCGGCGACAAGCCCTGATACCCATTGTGCGAATGCCACCGCACATGGTGAATCAGCCGCATCGGCAATCGATCCTGAAACGCACCGACCTGGTAATACGGCAGCATGTCGCCGCCCTTATAGACGATGACCTTGTCGTTGTGGATCGGCCAGAGCGCAGTGACGTTACCGTCATCGCGGCGCTCGATGTAGTTGAAGCTATTGCCCCGCAGGCCTGCGGCGAGCTGGCTGCCCTCACGGTGCTCGTACGGCGTCTGGAATCCGTTGGGCTGATAGCGCAACACGTCGTAGAGCGGGTGGTTGATTGCGGCGTCTCGCTGGCCATTGTCGGTCCGGCGGTACAACTCCAGCGGGAGCTGAGCAATGCTTTCGGCCAACAGCGTTACGCAGTTCTGCACAATCGGCACGCCGAGCGCAGATTCGGGCGTTACCTTGGCGCCAGAGCTATTACGCCCAGAGCCGATCAGGCTACGCCAGACACTGCCATCGGGGTTGGAGACGACGCTGTCGGCCGTCCCGCGCTGCTTCGTAAAAAACATGCTCAACCTCCCCCGCCGTCATGAACGGGAACCGGCGCCGCAGACGCACGGTCGGCCAGCCAGGCCCAGCCAAGTAGCCCTAAACCTGCAACGATGAATGCGGCGGGAACACTGAGCAGTGCCACGCCCGCGACCACCAAGCCGAAGCCCAGCAGCCCGGCGACCCATGCAACCAGCACCAGATAATTCATATGCCTGCCCCTTCGTCGTAAATGGATTTTCCTGAGCCTTCAATGGCGGTACCGCTCAACCCGGTCGCCATCAAGGCAGCGACCATGCCGTCAATCCGCCCAGTGGCTTTAGCCTTGTCCGCTTTGCGGTTGCCCGCTGGATCGCTGACGATGACCGCGTTACCTGCACACCAGGTCATTACCGGGTTGTTGTCATGGCGTAGCGTTTCGACGTCGGAGACTTCGCTGATGACCTCGTAGTCGTCAGGCGATAAATCGATCACATCACCGTCGTCAGCCTTTTGTGGGAGCCCCAGCAAGCGGCGCTCGAACTCGTCGACCGCCGGCCCCATGTCCTTGAAGCCCTGACCGAAAGCGGCCATTTCCGGCAGCTCAATGTCGTGCTCGACCATCAGCTGTTTGAGGTCTTCGATACGCCAGCGGTCGTAAGCTATTTTGCGAACGTCGAAGTATCCGCAGATCGCCTGCAAACGCCGCAACACGTGAAGCTTGCTAATGGCACGGCCGGGTGTGGTCTCCAAATCCTTGTTCTTGATCCACAAGGAATAAGGCACCTTGTCGCGCTTCTCCCGCTCAGCAAGGTCGTGGTCGGGGATCCAGAAGTACGACAGCAACCGCCAGTGCGGATCGGCAGCGGTCGGATAGAACAGCAGCACGAACGACGTCAGGTCAGTGGTGCTGGCAAGGTCGAGCCCTGCGACACAAGGCCGGTCACGCAGGATGCGCATCGGCACCCGCTCAGCGGCTTGGCTCCAGACGTCCCACGAAATCCACGGCGACTCTGCCTGAGTCCACTCGCAGAAGTTGAGCCTGCGAACCACAGACTCCTGCGCGGGCAAGCCACGTGCCGACTGGATCTGCTCGCGCAAATACTGCCGACCAGGAATGCCGTCGCTCTGCCCTTCGGCGATGAAATCCAGCGACGGGTTCACCTTTGCCCAGCAGGACTCGTCCTTGAACGGGTCGTCACCCTCATCGAGCGAACAGATGAACGCGAAGAAACTGTCGTCTTCTTCCTGCCCGGAACACAGTCGCACGCCCAGGTCATGGTACTGACCGCATACCGTCTTCTTGTCCGACCCACTGTTGGTGATCATCACCACAAGCGCCTTGCGCCGGTTCTTGGTACCGGCGCGCATCATGTTCACGACGGTCGCTGTCTTGTGCTCGTGCACCTCGTCCAGCAGCCCGATGTGCGGACGCGGGCCGGACTGCCCTTCGTCGGCACTGATTGGCCTGAAGAACGAATAGGTGTTCGGGTAGAACAGGTTCCAGACCTTCTCGTCGCGGCCCGACTGGACCACCCGGCTCGCCAGCCGCTTCGACATGTTCACCATCGACACGGCATCGCGGAACAGGATCATGGCCTGATCACGCTTGGTCGCGGCGGCGTAGATCTCGGCGCGCTGCTCGCCATCGGCGACCAGCCCGTACAACCCGATGCCACCCACAAGCGGGCTTTTCCCTGACCCTTTCCCGGTTTCGATGTAGGCCAAGCGGAAGCGACGACGGCCGCTATCGGTCATCCAGCCGAACAGACTGCCTACAACAAACGCTTGCCAGGGCGCGAGGAAGAATGGCATCCCCTCATAATCGCCACCGTTGAGGCAAAGTACGTCTTCGAAAAAACCGATGGCACGGTCAGCAAGCGCCTGATCCCAGACCAGGCCACGTGCCGGGCCGTGCTCCAGGTCGCGCAGATGCCGACGACAGGCGTTACGAACATCAGGACCAGCAACTATCTCTTCCGCCAGCACCGCGTGAGCGAATGCGGTGACACGGTCATCAGCTGAAGTATCGGTCTGCGGCGTCTCGTTGCTCATTGGGGAATAGCTCGCCTTGCGGCTGCGTAGCCGTTTTCAGGTTACGGCGGGCCATGGGTGAAAAACCAAACGCCGCGCCAGCGGCGTTCGCGCGCTTTTCAGCGTCATTGGCGAGCTGCCGAAGCACGTGCATCTGCTGAGCGCCGGTCTTGAAGGTTTGGATGTCGCCGCCCAATTCATCGGCGGAGGCTGAATTGCGTGCGGCGATCAGGCGCTGGTACCGAATCCAGTCCGCATACGCCTGGCAATAAGTGGCGAGCGCCATTTGGTCCATACGAGAAACCAGACCGAGCGCCATCAGGTCAGGGATCAGGCGCTCCCATTCGGCGACGGCAACATCGCTGAGCACGTCGGGCATCGGTGGCGCGCACACTGGCACCGCCGGTTCTTTAACTTCAGCGATCAACTCATCGAAGTTTTTTCTGCTACGATTGCCCTGCAAAACGTGCAGGACCGCGGGCTTCGCTGGTCGCCCTGAATTTCCATTTCCAGCCATTTTTCACCTCGAAATTCGATACCCCCCCTACCCATATTTCCCGACTTTGCGCACAGAGAGCGAGAGGCGGTCTAGCTGTGGATAGGTAAAAACATTTTTGCCCCCCTACCCATAGGCTTTGCCTATTCGCCCTGAAACGGTGCGGAACCACCGATTTTCGGGGTCATCGCCGATTCCAGTGGTGATTCGGGTCAAGGGGCAGTCCAGCGGCATTGCAGCCGACCATTCGTCCGCTTTTCTCCAGCCGTTGCTTGGTGGAGTCATGGCACAGCTTGCAGAGCGGCTGCCAATTGGACGTATTCCAGAACAATTTCCATGCGGTCTTGATGCGCTCGGCATCACCGCTGGCCTTGGCATCCTTCAACCGGGGCGGAATCTTGTGGTCGACGATGATTGCCGCAACAGGCCGCAGGTCCGTCGAGCACATGCAGCACAATGGGTTGGCCCGCAGGAAAGCGTCCCGCGACTGCTGCCAACGGTATCCGTAACCCCGCGCCGCACTGCTCGTTCGCTCTGCATCGCTCATCTGTTTTCCTTCCAGACCCGCGCGACGTTTCCGGCGCTCTGCCAGACTGAGCCGACGAACACCGCGAGCAATACCACCAGCGGCCAAGACTCCAGCGGCATCACGAGCAATCCCTTGCTGATGTACATCATCGTGGCACCCGCCCCGACCATCACCAGCCAAGCAAGACAGCTCATGTCACGACGGAAGCGCGCGCCCTTGCGGCGAAAGGTGAAGAGGCGAACGAACAGACCCAAACACAACCAGAAGGTGGCTTGAGTCAACAGTGCGGGTATCAACGGGTTATCCATCCTGACCTCCAGGCTGTTCGCTGCCGATCCTGCCCCGCCGCCGAATAGCAGCAAGCGCAACAGTCACGACCAGAACGGCAGCACCGAATGCTGCTGGTCCCGAGTACTTGAATGGCCGGATGCCCCAGACTTCGAAGTCAACCAGCGCGGGCGCAAACAGGTAACCCATAACGAAGGACACTAGAAAGAAGACAACTCGCTTCCAGACTGGCAGCTCTTCTGTCGTGGTGAAAAACACCAGGGCACCGGCGAGCGCGCCGATAGCAGCCAGCAAGTCAACGCCCGTTACCAGCCCCGCGAATCCTGCACCTGCTGCACCGGCCACCACGACTGATGCGGTCGTGCTCGCTGGCTCGCCCATGGTCGTACTCCATTGCAATCACCCAAGGGGCGGAAATAAAAAACCCCGCACTAGGCGGGGTTGGTGACAGCCTGGGGAAGGCCGGTGAAGCGTGCACAGCACGTGCTCTGGTGGGCGACTCAGGCGCAAATCGCAGATCATGCCCACGTTGTACCTGCGTTCGGAAAAACCGAAAAGCACTGTTTAAAGGTTGGACAGAACACGACAGCAATACGACATAGATACGACCACAACACGACAAAGTACCCCGACGAACGGTTAGAGGCGCGCCCGCCCTGCTCCACGGTTTGTGACCTTGCAATGATCCCCTTCACGCTGCTGGCCGGAGTGACCACGCCGGGTGCCGCTGCGGATGACCAAGATCAACATCACCTGCTGATGCAGCCGATGAACCCAGTTGCGGTAAGTCCGGTCGGCTCCCTCTGGGATGTCGACCATTCGCATCTGCTCCCGAACAGATGCCAACCCGCAGTAACGGCTAACAGCCAAAGTCGCTAGACCATCGAACCCCTTGCGCTTGAGTTCGGCTACTGCTGCATCCACTTCAGCCGCAATCATATCCATCCCAACGCCGGTGCCACCGAGGATACGTGACCCTGGAGTGCCACGAGGAGGAGCGCCGCCCCACTCAATGATTGAGCCCATCTGGCTACCGAGCCCGCCCCCCTGGCCGAACTGCCTCGACTGCTCTCCCCAATGCACCATCAGATCGTCAATTTCCTTGATCACCGCCCTTTCCCCCCAATCACAGAACCCAACACACAAATACCCCAACCCAACACAAACCAAACACAGCTAAAACCCTTTAAAAACAAGGCACTAAAACTACTTGTGTTGGGTGTGTTGGGTTGGTTGGGTTTATTTGTCCTCGCATAAGGAAAAAAACGCGGCGTTGAACATGGTGCATTTATCGTCACGCATGCGCGCACGCGACGCCAAACCCAACACACCCAGCACACGGCGCTACAACGCACGGATTTCGGGACCTTGAACTGTGTCGAGTAGTCAAAACCAACCCAACACATACCCAACACACCCAACACACTTTTCGATGTACTCATGCCGCAGCCGCCTTCATATGGTCCCAACCATCCACGTTCCAGCCCGCCAGACGCGCCTTACCGCGCCACGCATCGACCGCCTTGCCCAAGTCCGGCGCCTTCATTGATGGGGGTAGGGAAGCGTCAGGGTCGTCGGGCACAAAGAACGCACCGAAGCGGCGATCATTACGCTCTGTCCAGGGTATCGACCGGGTCTTCTCCACCTCCGAGCTGATAAACAGGGAGAACTTTGTCTGGCTCATGACGTGCTCTTTGTTGCGCTGACACCATTCAAGGAACAAGGCATAGAGGTCGGTGGAGAGACAGGCGCCCCAGAGTTCCTGACCCAGTTCGCCATAACGCCAGAGGTGAAGGAACGTCTGCCAACCAGCCCGACTCAGCGCCACTAATCGCTCACGAGACGCGGTACTGGGCGGCCGGGTCCGCTGGTTGAAGTCACCCAGGTCAACGCGCAACAGCCAACCATAGAGCGCAGCCACCCCACCGGACTCAAGCTCACGCCCGATAGCCTTTTGTCGTGCGACCGGCAACGTCTCCATGGGCCACATCACCAGCATGCGGCGATCACTGTCGCTGATCGGCCAAGGCAGGATCTCGTTACTTAGGAAGACCGCATTCATGTGGTTGGCCTCTTCCCAGCCATTGATGAACTTCGATTCCATCCGCACGGTCTTGCCGGTGACCAAGTGCTTGATCTTGCCCACCTGGTTGTAACGCTGGTCGCGGCTGACAACCTCTTCGAACACAGCCCACATTTTGCGGCTTTGCCAGGCGTTGAAATTGCTCTCCAGCTGGGTCTGTCCAACAGTGGCCGCGTACTGTCCGTACAACGCGCCGAAAGTATCGGCGAACAACAGGCTCTTACCCGAGCCCTCCATCGTCGAATGCATCAGCACGGCGGTATCCATCTTTGCGCCAAGGTGCTGCAATGGATAGGCGAGCCAACGGGTCAACCACTGGGTCGCGGCTTCATCGTGGTTGCACAGGAAGGAAATCAACCAGCGCAGGTTCTCACACGCGGCGTCATCATCAACTGGCTCCAGCGGCAAACCGTCGAACGTGTTGATGTAGATACTCGGGTCTTTGGTCATCGTCGGATCAAAAACAATGTGTTCGACATCCACGACGCGGCGCTCGCTGCTGTTCAACCACAGCGGGTACGTATCGCCCAGTGCCATCTTCACTGCGCCCTCGGCGATCCTGCGTTTCTTTTCCCGGTCCCACACATCTTTGGTCCCGTCGATATAGACGTACCGCTCGACCGGACGCATGCCCAGCGCCCCGCCCTTCTTGCCCGCCATTTTCCGGGTTTGCTCGATCTCCTTTACCTGATCGTCAGCAATCAGTTTCTTGTTGGTGTCCTCCAGCCACTGCTTGGCGAGCGGCTTCCCGATGCGGGCCTCAAATGCAGATTTCTTCATCACCCGGGATTTGTCGAAATCCCACACCTGTGTCGTCCCTTCAACCAAGGCGAAACGGCGGAGTACTTGCTCAATGGTCAATTCCTCCCCCGGCCCCCCGTCAGCAGCAGAAGCCGCCTCGGCGGCAGGGCCAGGCTCGCTGCTCTCGTCAGTTGGGGCGGGGGGAAGATCGCTCGAACTGGGCCGCGTCGACTGCATACCCAACATGCGGGCAGCCTCTTTCACCGCCTTGGACTGATCACCACCGTGCTCAAGCAAACAGAACACCTCGAACGCATCGTTCTGGTGGCCGTTAGCCAAGGGGTCAGCCGCATGGTGCGAGTAAACCTTGCCATCATCCGAGACAGTAATACCCGGCAAACCGGTACTGCTCTGCGGATACAGCCACTTGCTGCCACGTTTTGTATAACCGTGGGCACGCAGCATTTCCTGCACATCATGGCAGCGGTTAAATTCATCAATGACCGAGGGCCGATTACCCGCCCCCTGAGCGGATTTGGGCTTGGGTTTCGACTTGGTTACAGGCTTCTCGGCCTTCGGACCCCATGGACAGGCTGCCTCGGCATCGCGCTTGAAAATGTCCCAGTTCTTCCAGACATTCAGCAGATCGCCAATCAGAACAGGCAGGCCAGCAGCGTCAGGGGGCTTGCGCCAGGTATAAGGCTTGCCTGTGCCCGGATGGATCGAAGGCGGCAACACGTCCTGAACCAGGCCCGCGCGCAGCTCGAAAACTGTAATCCGCTTGTAGTTTTCCGCGTCCGCCTTGTATAGGGCCTCGCGGGCAGTGTCACCGGCGTCCCGAGCGGCGCTTGCCTTCAACATGATCGACTTATGAATCGATCCGTCCGGGTCGTTCTCGTTCGGCCAAGACAGCGCGTGCCGCGTCAGATCGATACCGTCCGGGACTTGAAACAGGACACGAAAACGCAGCGGGTTGCCGACCACAGTCGGGTACGCCAGCGCCAATGCATCCAGATCGAGTTCCAGCAGCTCGTACAGAACGTGCCGTGTCCATTGCACATCGTCCACATCTAAGGAACAGATGCGACTCGGCCCCAGCACTACGCCCAGGTTGTGATGAGGGTTCTTTTCCCAGAATGCCTCGGCCTTCGCAGGATCAACAATGTAATTACCCGGCTGATTCCAGCCCTTGCCCTTTGGGCCTTTCTCGCCGGGCTGAATAGGAACAAGTGCCAGACCAAAGGTTTCACAGTAACGACGCGCCCAAGTGGAAATAGGTGTAGGACGGTCAGTCATTTACTACGCTCCCGGAGCGTCTGGCAATCAATACAGGTTTCGCAACCCACAACAGCAAGGCGGCGAGGCTCGGGAATCGGCCCACCGCAACCCACACAATCAAGAGCGCTGACCGCAGATGCGGCAACCTGCTGCCGACGGCCAAGAGCAACCTGCAGCAGATAGTCGGCCTGGTCGTTAGCCATATCGATGACATCAGCCATTGGCGCGATCCTCCATGGCCTGCCGAGCACCGGCCATGATGCCAAGCACTGCTCGGATAACATCGACGCCATGCTTATCCAGCAACGCAACCTCATGCAGCTCCCAAACCTCGTCTGCTGCGCCGCTGTGCATGCTGGTCACGAACTCGCCCGTTTCAGCGAGTAGTTCACCAACGGCCTTGAGCGCGTCTTTGGTGGCAGCAACCGCTTCAGGCTTGTACCAGACGGCACCCGCCGGACGCACGAGGGCGTCAAGCAGCAGCGGACTAGCAGTCAGACGAATGACCTCCTCCAGCTCATCGGGATTCAACCACCGGCGCTCTTCATCCAGCTTGAGCTTCTTCTGCAGAGTGTCGTTATCCAACACCATGTCATGAGCGAGTGCGGTAACACCGCCGCGGTAGTCACGCCCGGCACGATAAAGCGCCTGACGCAGTGAAAGGACCTGACCAGCGTCAGGCAAAAGATCTGTGCGACTCATAACCGTAAATACCCCGTTTACGGTGTAGCCACAGGCAGGGACACGCCCTATCCTACGACCACGACCGATGTGCATGTGCTGTGTATCGTCGTCGCCGGGCTGGGGGAATCTTGTGGTGAGAGGCCCCAGTTCCGGCACCTTTTAAGCAGCTTCGGAACCGCGCAGGTACGCCCAATCAATGTCAGGGCGCATTACTTCGCAGACCACAGCTCCTTTGGACTCACGCTCAATATTGACTGCGAGAGCCGCGCTTGCCCGGCGATTGCAATAAGCAACCTGCCGAAGTTGTCCGGCAGAGGTAGCGCATTTGCCTGCAAACGCCTCTAGATCCGCCTTGTTAAGACCTTTCAAAAATTCGTGCAGAGTCATGTGCACCTCCGTTGTGGATGTGCTGATTAGCAATTGCTAATCAGCACAGCAATAGCAAACCGTAATTTACTGTTTGCTAACGTGAAGCGATCATTGAGAAATGGATATCTACGAACAACGCATCAGGGCTTTACGCCACGCAATGGCAGGGCTCAGCCAGAAGGACTTCGCCAACCAGCACGGGCTGGATGCCTCCTATCTGTCACAGTTACTGACAGGGCATAGGAAGCTGGGAGAGAGAGCAGCAGCCACTTTAGAAGCGAAGATCGAACTCGTTCCTGGAACGCTGGTGGCGCCCAGCACGGCTGTCGACTCGGATGCGGGCAGCTATATAGCTCCGACTACACCGGCGCCGTTAGGTAAAAAGAAAGTGATGGAATCCCTCGGGTTTATCACCATTCCTCACCTCAACGTGGCGGCTTCGATGGGCTCCGGCAGTGAGCCACCAGACCATCAGCTCGAAGTAATCCGCGAAATTACAGTCCACTTAGATTGGTTGAAGACCCAAGGACTGGCATTTTCCGGCATCGAGAATTTGGCAATCATCGCGGGTGAAGGCGACAGCATGAACGGGACGTTTCGCGACGGCGACTCGCTCTTGGTGGATCGCGGCATTACCGAGATACGGACCGACGCCATATACGTGTTCACTCTGGACGGCGCCCTATTCATCAAGCGACTACAGCGCCTAACTGGCGGCTCGTTACGCATGATTTCCGACAACCCCGTTTACCCGGCAATCGTGATCGAAGGATCAGACCTGGAAAAGGTCCACATCCAAGCCCGCGTTTTGCTCGTTTGGAATGCAAGAAAGCTGTAGTGATACAAGCCACCATTGAAGCCCGCCATGCGGGTTTTTTTATGCCCAAGCAAAAAAAGAGTACAAATGTACTCCTACCTATTGCCGTAGGAATTGTCTCGGATTACTGTATGAATATACAGACACCATGGAGGACCCAATGGCTAAGCCCTACCCTAAGACGCCCGAACCAGCTACCTCAATTGAAATTCTTGGAGCTCGCCTTCAACGAATAATCAATGCTCCCGCTGCTCAAAAAGCCCACGAGGCAATCATTTACAAAGCACCCGACGAATCCCAGCAGGACTGGGATCAGATCATTGAGGCGATCACCGAGACAGATGGCGTTTACGTCGCGTTTGAGGACGACGGCGCAACTCGGGTTTACTGGGACGTACCGGAAAACGACTAATCCCTCCCCTCAAACCAAACTAATTTAGCATCTGCTATTGCATTATAATTTAGCTATTGCTAATTTTAGCTCGTACTCCTCTCACCACAGGTTACGAGCCATGCAAACCTCACAGCACACCAACCGCTGCCCGGTGTACCTGCACCCGGCAGCGGCTTCAAGCCGCGAAGCTATCGCAGCTATCCAAAGCCAAACCGGCCTTCTTGTGATCGTGCAGCCTAAAAGCACTTCGCTGAAAGCAGTGCGCCCGGCAGTCGCGACGGATGATTTCGGACCATGGGGAGGTAATGCCGCATGAAGCAGCTCTTGTTCGGCATCTCCGGCCCTGCCCGCTCCGGCAAAACCACCGCCGCCGCCCACCTGGCGAACGAACATGGGTTCGAGTGCTATGCATTCGCTGACCCATTGCGCGACGGGATCATGGCGATTTTTAACCTCAGCCCCGAAGACCTCGAAGGCGATAAGAAAGAACAGCCGATTGGCTGGCTGGGCCGCTCGCCACGACAGCTTATGCAACTGCTTGGCACGGAATGGGGCCGCCACATGATCAGCGCTGACCTCTGGATCAACCTCGCTGAACAGAATCTGGACTGCCTGAGCGCTGTTTTCGACACCGTTCCGGGATTCGTCATCAGCGATGTCCGCTTTGAAAACGAAGCCGACTTCATCCGCAAGCGAGGCGGAACGATCATCCACCTATCACGCGCCGACGCAGTCGCAGTCAACCCGCATATCAGTGAGGACGGGGTATCACGCCATCCGAATGATCTGACACTGACCAACGATGGGGACCTTCGCGAATTCCTGAAAGCACTGGACAAGGTGCATCACGCGCTTCGTTCCCGCGATCTGCTGGCCGTTGCCTGAGGTATTCGTCATGAACCGCACCCTGGACCAAACAGCCGCATTGCTCGGGCTCAAACCTCGCGCCTTCCGCACCAGGTTGCGGGAACTCGGCGTACTGAATTCTTCTGGCGATCTCGCGAGCGCATACCGCGAGCGGGGCCTCCTGTTCTCGGACCCTCGCATTCGCTGGAATCCCACCATTGGAAAGCCAGTGCATTACGCCGTCGTGATGGTGAAGGAAGACGGAGTGGAATGGATCGCAAAAAAAATGAACATCACCATCACTAAAAAGGACGACGCAGCATGACTCTGAACGCCATCACTCACGCCGTCGGTGCCCTGAAGCTGGTGCCGATCTTCGTCAACAGCCCAACCATCATCAGCCGGGCAACGCTGATCGGCGCGACTTCCGAAGCACTGAGCATGCTCGAAGGCTTACCGGCAGTGACTGCCGAGCTGGCTGAAGTGTTCCGCCTGGTGGATGCAGTCGTGCTCGAAGGTCAAGTCGCGTATATCACGCCGACTCGTTGCCCTGAACACCCATACGGCGCGGTCATTGCCGACCAACAGGGCCGACTCTGCGCGACAGCCCGAGGGAAATCGGCACAAGGGCTGGCGGAATTGATCCGCCTTCAGTTGGTGCCCCAACAGGAGGGGTTCGGGGAGGTTTCAGCGTGAGTATCACCCTGAACCATCTGCGTGAAGAGTTCGCCACTCCATGCCCAACGCTGAGCGCGGTTCGCGAACGCTACTTCTCGCATATTTCGAGTGATCGCTACCTGCTGCGCCGAATCAACGCGGGTGGCATAGAACTCAAGGTGACCCGCCTCGGCGGCTCCAGCAAAGGCCAGCCGGTGGTGTATCTGCACGACTTGGCGACCTATCTGGATGCTCAGGCGAAGTCGAAAGCAGCTTGATTGACAGGTGCCCGCTGCCTCTCAGCGGATTACATGAACCAGTAAAAAAGGCACAGCACATGAGCAAAGCAAGACCATTCCTCGACACCCTGCGCGACATCGAAGCAGGGGGATTACTGGATGAACTCACTGAAGCCCAGCACCACCTGATCGACGCTATCCGTTTGGCAGGCAAAGGCGGCGAGCTGGTTATCAAGCTCACCTACAAGCCGGATGGGCGCGGCCAGATGAACATCAAGGCCGATGTGAAAGCGAAAGAGCCGGTGCTGTCTCGCGGCACATCGCTGTTCTTCCTCACTCCCGAAGGCAATCTGACTCGCCGTGATCCTCGGCAACAGGATCTGGCACTACGCCCAGTCGAGGAAGACCAGCCTCCAAGCAACTTGCGGCACGTATCACAGTAAAAACCTCTCACCACGCAAACGGAGCACATCCAATGAAAGAAGCATTACAGCAACTCGTATCCCTTGCCCAATTGATCGCCAAGCCAGTCGATCACGACAGCCTGATCGCACCCATTGCCCTCGTCCCCAACGGTGTAGCGATTGAAAGTCTGGAGTACCTGCAACCTGCGCCAACCCGCATTCGTAAAACGCTGAAGGTGCTCGATGCGGACACTTTCATCAACTACGTGAATCGCTTCTCTTCGCCAGCCACCGCCGTGTTTTGCAGTGGACCAGAAGGCCGCACCTTCACTGCAGTGATCGATTATCACCAGCCCGACCAGCCTTCATGGGCTGAACACACCGCTACATATTGCTGCCCGATTAGCATTGAGTGGGGCCGCTGGAGAGCAGGTGATCGGAAGCGGATGAATCAGTCCGATTTCGCGGAGTTCATCGAAGAGAACGTAAAGGACATCACCGCACCGGATGGAGTACCGAACGCTCCGAACGCGGCGGATATGCTGGAAATCAGCCGCACCCTTGAAGCGAAGAAGAACATCAGTTTCCGGCAGGGCACCCGACTGGACAACGGCCAGGTACAGCTGACCTATAACGAAGAAATTGACGGTCGCGCAGGCGAATCCGGACAACTCAGCATCCCTGAACTGTTCTATGTGGCAGTTAAACCCTTCCCCGGCGGCGACGCTTTCTGCGTACCCGCGCGATTCCGATACCGCATCCAGGAAGGCAAGCTGGTGATGTGGTTCGAACTGGTACGCCCGGATAAGGTACTGGAAGAAGCCTACATGACGGTGCGCGCCAAAGTGGCAGAGGCCATCCGCGAAGTCCCGGTTTACGAAGCGACCATCTAACCACTGCAACACCCGTCGCCGTCCTCTCACCACCGATCCGGCGACGGGCTTATCGAGGACACAGCACATGCAAACAGAACACTACGTAATATTGATAGGCGTGATCATCGGCTTCGCCCTGCTCGCGGTCTTCATCAAGAAGGCAATCAAACGCAGCCTGCTCAACGCCTACTCCGCAGGAAAGTCCGCTGGGATCGCTGACAGCAGCGCCCGCCTGAACTCACTTAACGAGGACTTGGCATCGCTTGCCTTCCGGCGAGCCAGCGAGCGAAAGAGCTTTCTGGAAACTGTCGAGCTGAAGAACCTCATCATCCAAGACCTGCAGAAACAGGTTGATGCGTCATCGACCGGAACGCTTACTCAAGCTGACCTTCAGGTATTGCTTGATACAGCCACTACGCTGGGCATGGCACACAAAACCTGGCTGCCGATCAAAGGCACCGAGCCATGGCGGGCACGAGCTGCAGCCCAACTCGAACTGTTGAATGGTATCGCTCGAAGGATCCTTGGCGAGATTCGCCCCGCTAATACCACCGCGTTGACACCTATCGACTCTTGCGCGCCAGGAGAAGCAGCATGAGCCGGACTGGAGCCAGGGACCGAGCACGCCACCATCTAGCGATGGCTATGGATTACGTAGACAAGCTAGAAGCTGCGCTGAAAGAAATCGCAACTTTCGCTCAGAATGCAACGGCAACGAGCGCCCCAGGTCCCGCTCTCTCGGTAATTGCGGACAAGGCATGCGAGGCTTTTCTCGCCGAACGCATTACACCGGCGGAATCTGCCAGTACTGCCCAACCCCTCTCTTCTTCGAACCGGAGCACTGATCGATGAGTAATCAGGCAAAAAGTACTCGGACCTACCCTGAGGAAGTGGAGTTTATTCGCCTTCCGGAGGTTCGTAAGCTCACCGGCGTCAGTACCACACGAATATACGGCATGGCTAACAAGGGCCTTTTCCCCAAGCAGGTAAATTTAGGTGGCCGCACCGTTGCATGGATTAAGTCTGAAGTTATTCAATGGAACCGGGATCAGGTAACGGCGGCAAGACGGGAATGCTCATCAGCTTCCACGGAGTCCAAATAATCAGCCCAAGCCTGCATCATATGGCGCCGCTGCGAAACATACTCTGCGTGGTTGTAGGTTCTTCTGACCTTATTGCCACTGGCGTGCGATAGCTGGGCATCAATCCAGTCATCTTTGTATCCCATTTCATTCAAGGCAGTTGAGATCGTGGCACGAATCCCGTGCCCGGTCAGCCTGCCTTCATACCCCATCCGCTTAAGTGCACCATTCACCGTTCCATCAGAGATAGGCTGGCTTGGACTATTGCGGCCCGCGATGAGTAGTTTGTAGCCGCCGGTGAGCTGATGCACCCTGCGAGCTTCTTCAATAGCTTGCAGTGATAGAGGTACGAGGTATGGCGGAACCTCCCCGCCCGCCTTCGTGCGGACTATTTTTCTCAGCTGCTTTACCGTATCCGCTGGAATTGTCCATAGCGCTTCATCTAGATCAAATTGAGCCCGCGTGGCATGCCGCAACTCTCCAGTACGAACCCCCGTCAGCAATAAAAGCCTGATTGCGCTTCGCACGAATTCGGTCATATTGACTTTGCGAAGCGTCACCAGAAACTCGCCTATCTCATTTTGCCTCAGCATGGGGTTATGTTGAACTGGCGGCTCTTTCTCCGCGACGATATCTAAATCAGATGCAGGGTTCATCTCTATGAAGCCGGACGCAATGGAATAGCGGAAAATTTCATTCAGCCAAGATCTGCATTTGCGCGCGGAATTTAGCGCCCCTCGTTTCTCAACACGCCGGAGCGCGGCCAGGACATCGCCGCGCTTAACCTCGGCGATGGGAATTCGCCCGAGAACAGGTATCAGGTCTTTATCTAGGTAAAACCTAGCCTGAGCTGACCCACCTTTCTTGCTCTGCACCATCCGAGGCGCTTTGAAGGCATGCCACTCGTTAGCCACAACCTCAAAGGTTTTTAAAGCTGCGTCCCCTGCGACTCTTCTTTCTTCTCTACGGTGCGCGCGAGGATCTATGCCCTTAGCGACTTGCGCGCGTGCTTTGTCCCTCAGCTCACGCGCCTCTTTGAGCGTGACTTCAGGGTACGTTCCCAAGGAAATTCTCGGCTGCTTGCCATGCCACGAGTAACGAAAGTGCCAGGATTTTGTCCCTTTCGAAGCCACAAACAGTGACAGACCGGCGGTATCAGTGAGAGAGAAATCCTTATCCGCAGGCTTCGCCTGTCGAACCGCAGTGTCTGTTAAGGGCAT